CCACCCTGCCGGTCCGGATCGTCGGCAGAGTGGTAGAAGTTAAAAGGAGTTTGGTATAGGAGGAAAGATTATGATTTTTAATATTTTAAAAGGCATCGCTTTTATTTTTGTGTGTCACAACATTATCTCTTTCTTTAACCCAAACAAAAACCCACGGTTTGTTATGCAACATTCAGTAATCAGTTTCGTTGGTTTTTTCGGAGGCATAGCCCTGCTCCCACTTATTTCTCTGGCATTCTTCCCATTATGGTTTACAGTATTATGTTATGGTATTTTTGTAATGGTCAATCTTGGCGTAGACACAAAAGCGCCAGCGTACACGTTATCAAGTTTTGAACGCAAGCACGGAATGATGTTCAACAACATAGGAATGTTGTTATACGTCGTAGCCTTTGCGCTTTTTATTTATCAAACCTTCTTCACTTAAAACCAAACTTGAACTAATCTTGATTTAAAAAATCGTTTGTCTCCAATTCCAACAAGCCTCACAAACCGCACGGTTGACACGTTCTATTGTTTGACGATCGTTTGAACTTGCAACAATCTTGATGCAAACTTGCAACCAAAATCGTCAAGTTTTGGTTCTTACGCTGAAAGTCAGCGCAAGTCAGCGCAACACTAATATTGCAAAATCAGTGGAATTTGCAATCTGCCTCCACCAATATTGCAAAATCAGGGGAGAATGCAATCATGAAAACAACAACCACCTACCGGCAAAAAGATTCCGGCTGGCAGATCATCGTCAGCTGGAAGGACACGTCCGGGCACTGGCACCAGAAAAGCAAGCAGGGCTTTGCCAGGAAGGCGGACGCCAAAGAGTGCGAAGCGGCGCTAATAGAACAAATAAAAAACCGGCCCCGCCCTGTTGACCAGGTGCTGGCCGGAATTACCCTGGAAAAGTTCTGTGAAATCTTCCTGCTGTCCAAACAATCTATCGCACCGAACACCAAAACAAACTATACGGCGGCCGTACGTTCGCTCCAGGGCGTCGCAAATAAGCCGGTCCATACCATAACATACCTTGACCTGCAAAAGGCCGTCAGCGCGTGGACAATAAAGCCGCAGACACAAAAGCAATACAAGACAAAGTTGGACGTTTTGTTCCGGGCGGCCGTCAAACCGTACGGCCTGATCACCGTCAATCCCATGCAGGATATTGAGATTAAAAAAGACCGGCAGAAAAAGGAACGGCTGACCGTATCAGCCGACCAGTTCCGGCGGATGATATTAGGCGCAAGGACGGACGCGGCCGTCGCCCTGGCAATCTGTTACTACACCGGCCTGCGCCGCGGGGAGCTGTTCGGCCTGACGTGGCAAGATATCAGCTGGACCGGGCAGACCATCCGGATCAATAAGCAGATGGACGTTTACGCCAACAGGATCACGGAACCGAAAAGCCGCAACGGGTTCCGGACCGTACCGATCCCCCAGCCTCTTCTGCTGATGCTGCGGGAATACCATCGCGCCACGCCGCTGGATTATAAGCGCCGGCTGTTCCCGCACCCGCAGGGAACGCTGGGAAAGATGCTGGCAGCACTCCGGGCAGAGGACCCAGCCTTTACGCCACACTGCCTCCGGCACACCTACGCCACCACGCTGCTGGCAAATGGCATTGACATCCGGACCGTGGCCGCGCTGATGGGCGACGACACGAAGACGGTGATCAATACCTACGTCCACTATACCGATGAGATGCGGGCAGCTGCTGCGGAAGAAATCCAAAAAATTTTTTCAAATTATTTTTGACGATTCCTTTTGACGGAACAACGAAAAAGCGCCAACCATGCGGATGGACGGCGCTTTCAATTTATTATAGCGCAATTTTGATGCGTTGTACATAGTTAGCCGGCAACTTCTTTACACAGCATTTTTACTGCGTTTCTGTAAAAGCAAAACCGCACAGGAGAACGATAACCGCCGTTGAATTTTTGACGGATTTTTGACGAACAAAAAATGCCCCGGTGTGCCAAGCCGGGGCGTAACGAAAGGAAGGTAAATAGGGAGTTCATCTATGGCATATCACAGCCACTGTTAGTGTTGTGATAGTCATGGCAATCCAAAAGTTTCTCTGCCGCTTAATTCGCAACCTTGTTCTCTTTTCCTCGTTTGCGTATTGTGTCAATAATTGATTTGCTTTGTCTAATGATGTCTGCGCTTTCTGTAACTGTTCCTTGGAGATAGTCAGCTGATTCTTGAGCATTCCCAATTCCTGCTTCGATGTTTCCAGCGTGTCCTTCAGCCTGCCCAATTCCTGCTTCTGCGTTACTGATATTTGTTCCAGCTTGTCCAAGTTCGTTGCTAATTGGTTTAATTCCGCTTCCGTTACAGTATACATCTTCGGCTCGTTCCCAGCCGCATAAGTAACCGGCGCAGAATATACCCACCATGAAAACAACAGCAATAAGAACAGCAATAGCCATATCTTTTCCCGTAATCTCAAGTTCTGAAATATCATACATATTTACCTCACGATACAACGTGCACACACGGATTCAGACCCGCCGCCACACTACGCCGCCAATGGTGGCACATCCAAAAGACATCGGCGTTATACATTCTAAAACACCCTAATGTAGGCAATAACTCTTGAAACGGTTGCATACTACCATCCCAGCCAAGATTAGAACCACCACCGTGGCAAGCACGGCCTCTGCCATCAATATTGAGATAACCCCAACCATAGGCAGCTGACAGGTCATCCTCGTCCGGGTAGTCGATATCAACCCACACCGTATCACGATACACACCATCCTCTGCGTTACTGTGTTCCTGCCCAGCTTCGTTAGTTCCGTCATAGTAGTCTGTACTCATTGGCAACTCTGCAAAAACGTGGTAGTCCAAATCTAATAGGTATATCCGCTTTTCTGTTTTGTTTATCTGTATTTCTTTGAGATAACTCATTTCTTTCTCCGTTTGGATTCCAACGCCTCAATGCGTTCTGCCAGACGTTTCAGTTCTCTGCGCTGATAGGCAGACTCAAGGCACAACGCCTCTTCATACCTCAAGGAGTACAAGTCGCCGGCGGCAATGTCGTCATCCGCTTCCCACGCATCGTAGCACACAACGCCATAGCGCATGGCATCAAGTCCGTGTTCTGCAAACACCTTAATGATTCTCTGTGCGATCAGGCCAATGTGGATACGGGCGGCCTTGCCCTTCTTTTCAATGGCATCCTTGAAATTATACTGTACCCACTGTACGTCACCCCATGCATCCAGCACCTCATCCGGGATGGGTTCAATGTTGTCCTTCAGACGTTCATCAGACGTGTTGATAGTTCCGTTGGCAGCGAACACTTCTGCCCACAGAACGGAAGCAGAACCAAGGTTCAGCGTGTTGGACGAACCGGGAAGGAACGCTTTTACGCCACCGGACAGATGCGCCAGCGAAACAAAGATGTTATCGTTATTCCAATTGTCCTGCAACCTTGTGTACGATACGCCGCCGCTGGTCAGGTATTTGCGGATGCCGCCAAGCTCTTTATCGTTCTTGTCTACAAACTTCAGGCCGAACCCGCCCATGTTTGCGCTTGGTGCTGTCCCCGTTGTAATTCCGGTGTACTTCACAAAATATGTGTCACGGGTGTTTAACAGTTCTGTTTCCTGGATCAACTCGCCCGTCATCGTGCCACCGGCCAACGGAAGGTATTCCCCAAACTTTGTGTCAAGTTCTTCCGTTGCCGCCGCCATGCGTTCAAGCATTGCATCCTTCGTAGTTAAGTCCGGCATTATTCCTCACCCCCCACAGCTGCTTCAAGGTTATTGACTATCTTTTCAATCTGTGCTTCTTCGGTTGTCAAAACTTCATCATCCATAATATTGCTCCTTTACCTGAAATTGTCCTTACGTTTCTGTATCAACGCCTTTATGTCCTTAACGGAAGAAACCCCGCATTCCCCAAGGTTCTCCAGTATTGACAAGGTTTCCGTACACACCAATATCATGCAGAACACCACCAGCACGAATGGTGGGATATGGTTTACTCGCAGGATCTGGTCACCCATGAATCCCGCAAATATCAGCAGGAAATAAACTATTGTCTTGCTCCAGAAACCATCCCTTAATGCCGTGGAATCTATCCTGCGCCATCTGTGTGCTGATGGAATCATCTTGATGTAAGTCAGTAGCGACCCACGTTTAGCCACTATCTTCTCGTCATAGGTATCCATGTACAGTTTGGCGGCCTCTGCCATCATGCGGGTGCTGATATCGATAACTTCCAAACCGATGAACAAACCGAAGACAGTACCAAGGTTTAACAGTGTAGCACCCACGGCGGATATGGCAAGTTTTTCTATCCCTTTGTCAGTAACGGTCTTAAATGTTTCGTGCCATTGTATCTTATCAAAAATCCCCTTTAGTATGTTCATGATACTTTTTTTATGCCCCCGGAAAGGAAGGATGGTTATAGCTTGAGATAAACTCCACACTCACCGTTACCCATGCCGTGCTGGCTGTGGCAGACTCGATCGGGTACGTTACAAGGCTGGATGACAACTGTACTATCTTGCTCACGGATGCGCCGTTACGCAGGATGAATGTCTCGTCACCAAACGTCAAGTCCATAGACGTTGCCTCGGCTTTTGCGGTCATGGTAACTCTGCAAATACAAGCCACAGCCGTGCTTACCTCGTTGGAAGAGATGTCAAGCACCTTGCCCATCGTTTTGGAATCCAGCTTTGTAGGAACAAGCGCAGTATCAGAAGCATCGGCCTTTTTGCAATCCATCGTCAGTATTGATACGCCGGGGACGTTCACCCCTGACCATTTGTATCCGTTCACGGAATCATATGTACCCTGAATCACATATTCCTTGGATACGTTCTTGCTTTCATTCACCGGCACATACACATTGATAAGGAACGCAAACGCCGTGGCATCACTGTCATCGATAAGATGGTTGCGGATCCCGCCGACAAACTTGGATATCTGCATGATGTACTTATTGTACGTTGTCAGACCTAAATCAATCGCAATCTGATAATTGGAATACACCATCATCTGAATGGTAGTGTTTGCATCCATCGTTTCAAGTACATCTTTCAACCCTGTAGATACGCCGTCATACACATCACCCACATTGCTGAACGCATCCTTGACCGATGCGTAGCTGACATAGATTCCGTTAAGATTGACCGGTTCAACGCCTTTGTAGTTCAGTTCACCATTAGATGTTTGGATAGTAAACGTACCATTCTCTTCAGAATCGAAACAAGGAATCCCGTAATGGTTACAGAAATTAATTATTGCGCTTTCGTAACTTCTGTTTTTTAACCCCGTTGCCTGCGTACCAAAATTACACAGCACGGCCTTGGGCGCAACGCCCATTGTTCCTGCCTTGTCCATGTAACCGATGAACCCATGATGAGGGGCCTGGTATATGTCGGCCTTCCGTCCCGCTTTCAGCGTGTTAAAGAAATACGCTTCCCCATCCGTATACAGGTCTGCCATGATCTGCATGGTAGTCCCGCCAAACTCCGCAAAAGCCGTCATGCTCGTCCAGTTATAGTTAAAGTCGGCGGGCGCATAATTGTCGTACCAGTAGTCAAGGTCACAGTTATTGAACGTAATCTTCACTGAATTGACCCGCACCGTTTCGTTTTCTTCCGGCGTGGTGTAAGTGTTACCGTTGGACGATATCCACGTTGTCAGTGCCGTGTACGCCGCTGACGTATCGTAGTATGTCGGGTCACAATCTGCGGGGATATACCACACACAGTTTGCGTGGGGAACAGTTGCAAAGATGGTGTCATACTTGCCGATGTGGTCATGGTGGTAATGCGATATGCACACGGCATCTACGTTCACCACGTCAGACAATGCGCTGATTACATCTGCCGCCGCTTCCTCTGTGTTGTCAGAAAGGTCAAAAAGTATAGCGTGTTTGTTACTGTCAACCAGCGCAACACAGCAGGCACGGGCAGACGTGGCAATGTTGCGTACCTCATACTTCTCCGTCAGCTTTTCTGCTACGTTCCCATTGTCAAGGATAATGGTGTTCTCGCCATCGTCCACGTCTCCGGGGATAAACGTGCGGACAGCATACATCCCGCCGCCGCCATCACGGATTTCACTGTACCCGCCCGTCCATGCGAACATTCCGTCCGTCAGGTCGGTTGTCCTCAACACGGCAACGGTGTCCACAACAACAACGTCATTTCCTTCTGCCACGATCCCGGCAATGATTTTGTCAACATAGTCCTTGGTTGCCGCATCCTGCTGCAGCACCGGATTCCGCACATCCTGTATGGGATAATTGTTTGCCGCCCATCCCACAGCACCTTCCTTCAGCTGCATGAAGTTCCGCTCACTCCATCCCCACACGTCCTGCAGCAGCATGGTCAGTTTGTCTAACCCTTTTTCAATTACAGAGAAAGGCCATGCATCCCCAAGGTCTGCTTCCTGCGTAAGAGGAAGGTCACGGTACACGATAAGTTTCTGCCCTTCTGCCACAACCGGTGGCTGGTCTGCTTCCGGTGGTTCTGCGCCGGGTGCGTAACCGGGGTAATATGCCGTAGAATTGACCTCGTCAATGTAGTAATCAGAAGTCAGCACGGCCTGCGTACCGTCCACGTCCTGCAATATCAAATGCACATCGGTTTTGTCTATGACTTGAAAAGTGTAAGGCCACGCCTTATTTATTCCGTCACCGTTGTATATCACCTGGTTTACTGTCGAGATAACCATTACATAACTCCTTTCTAAATGATTAAAGGCACCCCGGTATGGAGTGCCTCATTCGTTTGTACTACTATAACATATTTTTTAAGCCCATTACTCAAAGAGTTTTCACTTTTTCTTTATTATTTGTTCCGTTCGCGCTTCGGTCGGCGGGTCGCCAGATCCTCCAACCTCGGTTCCATACCGTTTACGAAGATGTCGTACGCATTCCAGAACAGCCGGTTCATCTGGGCCGGTACGCCGGCAGCAATACCTGCCACGTCCGTCAGTCCTTCCAGTCCCGCCTCGAAGTCCCCGTCAATCATCTTGCCCATCTTACCGGAGGCCCGGTACACCTTGTCCAGGCTGGACTCGATGATGCTCATCCGGTAGCTGTACGCCTTAATTCCCAGTGTCTTGTCCATCGCGAAGTTTGCGACCGGTCCGTAGATACCCACCAGGGACATCGGGTAGTGCATCAGTTCCGTCGTGTAGTTCTTGTACTCGTCGTCGTCATCGTCCGCGAACGGGTTATCCAGCGCGAATACCAGGTTAAAGAAACAGGCTGCCAAATACTTGGACGCCACGAACGCTGTGATCCGCTGTATTGCCTCTGCAGTGTTTCCCTCTGCCAGTAGGCGCCGGTCAATGTTATACTCACGCATCCACTGGTTCAACTGGGTGTTAAAGAATCCCTGGAACGCGGTAAACAGTTTGTACACCGGTCCGCCGCGTTGCAGGCTGGATACGTCGGTCGCCCGGCCGGAACCCAACGTCCTGCGGATGATCGCGTCCGCAAAGTCGATTGCTTCCTGCTCCGTGGCGCCGGAGTTAATCTTTTTGGTGTATGCCTGCATCCATACCGGGCGGGCCGTCAGTCCGTCCGTGTACATCATTGCCTTAGCACCCCACTCCATGGCGGAGCGTTCAAACTTATTCAGCTTGCCCTCTTCCCTGAGGTCTGCCAGCGTGATATCAGGAGTCTCGCTGCGGGAACGCATGAATGCGCTCTTCTGGTCTACGAAGTCCCACATTTCGGAGAAGGATCTTCCATCAAACCCGTTGCTCATGGCGTTACCGAATGCACCCAGCACGTCGCTGTATCCGAATCCTTCCACGGTATTCCCGTACAGGAACATGTTTCCGAAGTTCTGCAGGTTGATCCGCAGGTTCAGCATGACGATACTGTTTACGGTCTTCCTGCGTAACCAGCCGGCAGTCGTTGCCAGCAGGCCTTCGCCCATCGACATGGACGCGCTTCCGTTCGGTTGTGCAGCGTTTTCCAGCATCTCCCGGAAGGACTGCATGTCTGCTATGCCCAGCTTGGATTTCATCAGACCGAACATCACCTGGTCGTTCAGTATCCTGCGGAACTCGGTCATGGTTTCGCGCCAGCACAGATCGTGGATGGCCTGCCGCATGGCACGGTCTTCGCTTCCTTCGGTCAGGTCAACCGGATATTCCGCTTCCACACGGGTGATCATGTGGCCCTGGCTGGTGCTAAGCGTGCGTACGTTTTTGCCCTGCTGCGGGTCGGTGTCGCTCACCGGCAGCACCCCCTGAGGATGACTGCCCATCTCACCGTTGCGAATCAGCGGGAAGTACCCGCCCCGGAACACAATCTGCTCACCGTTGGACAGCGTCAGGGTCACCGGGTATGCCTCCACCTTCTTTGGTGTGAACCCTTTGGTCCTGCGTTCCAGGTCTGCCATCTCACCCCAGTACATGCCGGCCAAATCTATCTTGGCCTGCGCGTACGCGATGTCTTCCTTGGTCAGTACTCTGCCAAGGAATTCCAGCAGGTTTTCTTTGGTCTGCTCTATGGCCTCTTCCTTGCTCAGCAGTCCGTCCGGGAACACCCACAGGGAACTGCCGCGCAGCGCCTCGGAGGGATAACTGCTGCACAGTTTCCGTGCATTGCCTTCATTGCCCAGGTTCATCAGCATCTTGGTTAAAACAAACTTGCTGGCGGACGCGCCCAGTTCCTCATAGTATACGTCCTGCGCCTTTTCTGCAAGCGTCGCATCGTCCGGGCACCATGCCTGCTCTATCTCTGTTTTCCGTTTCTGATATGCCTCGATATGGTTAAACTCGTTGTCGTTTGCGTGCTTGATCGCGTCACCAAAGTGCCGGGAGAAGAACCCGAAGTGCCACCCGTCCATTCTCTCCAGGAAGTTATCCAGCGTCTGGTACGCCGCCGTGAACCGTTCCATCCAGGTGGCCGTCTGTTTCTCGCCCAGTATCGGCGTAAACTTTGTTGCCAGCTTGTTCAGGTTCTCTATGGCCTGCGCTTTCCACTCGTTATACGTGGCCTTGGACTCAAAGAAGTTGTCTGCCTTCTCGGCCTTGTCCATGGTCTTGATGTATTCCATCAGGTCCACGACTTTTTCGTAGTCGTCTAACTTCATGTTCTTGGGGTCGGTGATTGGCCATGTTTCGTCCGCCAGCCAGTCAGGCAGTTCGCCAAACTCATAATACCAGTTGGCCATCTCGGTTAGGTATTCCGTCAGCGTCTGGGTCCTGGTTGTCGGGTCGTAGTCTTTGTTCGTAATCCCCATGCGGGCGAACAACGCCATGGCCTGATTAAAGTGCTGCTCGCTGTACCATCTCTTTGGCGTTGATCTGGCCAACCTGCGCAGGAACTTGTCGTACTGTTTCTTCCGTTTAGCCAGGTTAGCGGCCTCGATAACCATTGCATGGTTGAAGGCCTGCATGTCTTTGTAGTGGCGCGCTGTTTCGTAGTCCTTCTTGGCCATTGCCTCGGCGGACTTCACAGCACACCGGCGCTCGGCAGCAATGTACTTGTTGACATTGGTGGCGTCCTTCAGCTTCATATTGGCCACTTCTTTCTGGGCCGCCACCTTCGCCTGCTGACGTTTTGCCATGGCCAGTTTGCGCGCTGCTTCTGCGGACCGTTGCTGGGCTGCCGCCTTCGTCGCAAAGTCCTCTATCAGCACCTGCTCTACGCCCACCAGGATACCGGACTCATCGTTATACATGGCCATGCGGGTCGCCTCTTCGGCCTGCTCCCGCTCGGTGTAGTAGTCCGGGAATTCTTTCTGCACTGCTACGTCCATGGCGGCGTTGTATGCTTCCGTCTCATTAGGATCGTTGGTTATCTTCTTTGCCAGTTCGTCAGCAGTAAAACCATTCTGTTCAGCAATAATGCTCCACTCCACGATCCGTTCAGGGGTCATTCTGTTTTCAAGATACTGCTTTGCGTACACCTTCGCGCTGGCAGCGTTCTCTCCGCCGATGACTTCGCGCACGGTTCTGCTTGCCACGTACAGCGGACGGTTCGCTACTTCCTGCCGAATCTCGTCAGCATGGATGTTGCGGAAGGTTTCAATTTCCTTTTTCCGATCTTCACGGAAGTTAGCCAGACGTTCTTTGGTCAGTATCTCGACTGCCTTGTCCTGAGCCTTCAGGATGTAGTCCTCTATGCGTTTCTTGGTCGCGTCGGAAAGGTTGTCCGTGATCACGCTGGGCAGTTTGGCAAAGTACCCTTCTACCCGCTTCATCTCTTCCACGTCTTCCTCGGAGGCCAGCATCCGGTCGAATACCTCACGCACCTCGTCGGTCAGCGGCACTGCATTCTTGTTCCGGGATATGGCAGCGTACACTGCTTTCAACCATTTCGCGAAGCGTTTGAACACCGGCCGCAGTTCCCGGGTCGGCGCCTTGTCTTCCATGACGTATGTTTCCAGCGCCTCTGCCAGACGTTCGTGCGCTGCACGCCTGCCTTCCGTATCCATCTTGGCCCACTGTGCTGTGGTGATTCCACAGTACTGCATCAGTTTTTCGAAGTCGTCTCGCTGCTGCTTGGTTGCCCTGCCGGCAGCTATCTCTCGCCATAGGGACTCAATAAAGTAGTGGCCGGTTTCGTGGATGACGGTGGATGCGTCCGCGCCTTCAAACAGTTTGATGACTGCTTCCCCGTCCGTGAACGGGTCGAAGGAACCTTTGATTTGGGAGGTAGGTGCGTTTTCCTGGTTGTAGACATTCTGGCCGGCTTGCATCTCAATTGCGGAAGCAGCCACCTGTTCTGCTCCGCCGCCCCGGTTCTCATACTCGGAAGCGGGCATATCCTCTATGCCACCGTTCTTGTAAATCTCGCTCAAGGCTTTAGTAAACCGTTTACTATAGTCGGTGGTAGAAGTCTTGGTTCCCTCAGCAGTACTGTCCCACAGGTCTTTCAGCGGCATATGAATAAACTCATCGTAGGTAGGATACTGTCCTTTTTTAACCGGGTCAAACAAAGAACGAACACCTTCCCACAATTCTTTAAACCAGTCCATGATCTGTTTGCGCAAGGTTTTTCCGGTGCCATACTTGACAAACTTCAGCAACCGGTTCATTTCCTTGGGGTCGTCCGCGTACTCGGTTCTAATTTGCTTTTCAAGCTGGCCTTTATCCATAAAATCGCGAACGAAGGCCTCGTTTTCCCGCCCAACAATGCGGGCCAGCACCTCAGACGCTATTGCTTCCTCGTCACCACGGATGTTTGCATACAGCGGGTCATGCGTAACCTGCACCCATTCATATGTGTCTTTAAGCATAGACTTACCATGATTCCACAGTTTGGGGTTTACTTTCCTGGCAACCTGCACCCAAATGTGCGTAAACTCATGTGCCGGTGTATTTGCATTGAACGTATTCTCATTCAGGTATATCTTACCGTTGTGAGTAAAACCATAGACAATACCGTGCCCGTTGCGGAACACTTCCACACGGTTCTTTGCGGCCTCTTTCCCCATGGTCTGTGCTTCGCTTTTTTCCAGCGCGTCAAGGAAGTCACCCTGCTGTAAAGAAATAACATTTTTAGAACCCATGATATTTTTGAGCCTACGCATAAGTTCTTTGCGAACTTCACCGTCAATGTGCTGTGGTTCCAGGCGCTTCATGGCCTTTTCCAAAAATTGCTGACTGTTCTTCAACTCGGCAAGTTTTTCCATGTATGCGCCGCGTTCCGCCCATGCCTCGTCAAGAATTTCTTTTGCGTTCTCTGGCAACTGCATTCTGACAGCACCCTGGATAACCGGTTTACCGTCATTGTCATAACCGCGGAAATCTTCCTGCAATTTGTAATAGTTTGGATTTTTTATGTAGTCCTTAAACGTAGGTGTTACACCATTTTTATCGCACCATTCAAGATAAGCATCTGCTGCTTTCCTTGGATCTCTGTGTTCTTGAAGCAATGCGTTATAAGATATTACACTCATGCCGTTAGGAACATTTTTTTCCGTCTGGTCAAAGGTGAAATCCTTTGCGCGGTTTAACCCGGTCATTGCCAGCACTTCTTCGGACATCCCGCTCTTGTGGAACGGTATAACCTGGTCAATGCGCGGATCCGCCAACAACTTTTTCATGTGCGCGTCAGAAAGCGCAACGGCAATCGTTCCTACTCTGCCACCGTATTTTGGATTCTCCCGCAGCGCAAAGGCCTCCTCTACCGGGAAACTTTCGTCGGCCCAGGCGTAATCCCATTCTTGTGTTTCCGGGTTCCATACTAATCCGGCATGTTCTGCGTCTGTATTTGGATCGACCCTTGCCACAAGACTCATGTTGATCATCATACCAGTTTCGCCAAACAGTTTGACAAACGATGGCACCTTGGTATAGACGTGCATAGGCAGGCCCCTCACTGCAAGGTCCGCTACCATCTGCACATAATCTACAAACAGCATTGGGTTGAAGTCTGTAAAAGATTGCGCCCGGACGCCACCAATATCATAAAGTTTCTTCATCAGACCTTCGGCACCGTTCTTCCGGTCAAATATAACTCCCCATGATATCGGGTCGTATACGTCAAAGTATTCCAAAGGTTTGGACGTTGCCGCGCCATACATAGAAGCCAGCACGCCTCTAATAGACGTTTCTCCAAATTTGTCCATCAGCCAACTGGTCCCCCTGGAAGTTTGCAACCATTCCGGTTTAAATATGCCGGCCAGCGAAGGATCCTCCTTGAACAGTTTTGCAATCTTGAGCATTTTGTCAGGCGTAATGCCAGCATCACCCGTCTGTCTACGGGCATACATCGGCATAAATTTTCTGTATGCCAATTTAAACGCCTTTTCTGTTTCCGGCACCAGTTTTTCTTCCCCGGTCTTTTTGTCCTTGACCTTTTTCATTTTCTGCTGTCCGGTTTTTGGATCTATCACGGGGACCGGCGTCTCGTCTGTCATTGCTTCCAGTCTTGCCATCTGCTCAGGTGTAAATTGTCTTTTGTCGCCAACCACATTATCGTCCTCAATACCCAAAGCACGAAGAACAGATCTCCATTCAAAGCTGAATTTGTTGGCATCCATCAACACACGGACGCGCTTGCCCTCAACAAAGCAAATCTTGCAATGGGTAAGGAAACCCAATTCCGCCAGCATATCACTCAATGCAGTGTACTGTGTCGGGCCAATCTTTTGCGACATCCCTTTATCTACCAAAATTTGAATAACAGCGTCAAGTGCTTCTCGTTTGGTACACAGGGTACCAAGATCAATATTGTACACATACTCACCGTTATTCTTAAAAGCACTTACAGCGGGCAATTGTATACCGTTTTCCAGAGTGAAGCGTTTGAATCCCTTCTCATGCCATTCCTTCATGCTTGGATGTTTTTCCAAGAGTTCCTCTGCTATGGAAACGTAGAGCTCAATCCACGCCAATACCCCGTCTTGCTCGTCTTTGGTTAACCCTTTTTGCGCCATGACCTCACGCAGATAATTCTGTGTATCCTCGTCCCTTGCTGACGCGGCATTTAATTCCACAACACCAGGGGAAACAACCACGGAGCCGTCCGGGGATACTTCTGCCGTCTGGTACAGGAAGTCGCTGTTTTCCGGGTTGAACCTCTGTGACAAGGGAATGACGTTGCCATCCGCATCACGGGTAACCGGCTCGTTGGATTTAAGCTGATACTTCGCAGAACGCGTCTGCGGGATTATCTCCCTGGAGTCGTTACGCAAATCTTGTACTTCCAGTATAGGATAGTACCACTTTGTTTGCCCGTCTTCCAGATCGTAATTTTCTACGCCTTCAATCAGCGCGTCTTTGTACTCATCTGACTGATTGTTTATTTCGATGGGATTGCCAAATTTAACTCTCGCAATAACGGTCTTACCGTCTCTTGATAAACCTACCCACTTGTTTGTCGGCAGGCTTTTAGTGAACCTCGTTTCACCATGTTTGTCACCGTTGATAATGGCGTCTACGAAGTTTATTGTTTCTCCAGCCTGGTGCAACCCGTCCTGCGTGTTCTTGTTATATACACCGTCTTTGATGTGGACCACGTTTTCTATGCCGGCTTGCATCTGTCCTTTTACGGTTTTCGCCATGCCGGCCAGTTCCGCTGCCTCGTCTACCATCTGCTGGACCTTTGTCCAGTCGCCGGTCTGCTCCGCCTGCTTCACTGCTTCAAGGTACGCGGCGTCGTTTATAGCAATCTGGTTCAGCGCCGCCTGCCTCGTCACACCACGTTCAAACCTCACCATGTTATCCCGCAGGAACTGCGCCGGGTTGCCATGCCCGTTGGCCACAGCAAAGGCAGTAACAAACGCTTTCCACGCAGCTATGTCCCCTTTCGACAGTCGCCCGGTCGCTTCCGCAGTTTTTGCCATCTCGTCTACTATGGCCTTCAGTTCTGTCTTCTGTTTCTCAGCCAACTTGGAGTATGTCTCCATGTTAACCTGCAGCTGGTTATATTTCCGGTTGCTCATGTCCTTGGGGTCGAAGGACACGTCGTCCCGCACCGTCTCCATAAACTTGGGGTCGGACGCAGCCAGCGCCTCAAAGTTTCCCTGCTTCACTTCTACGGTGCCACCCTCGGAAGAGGCCTTCGCAATTTCTTCCTTGGTCACGCCCAGCTTTTCCGCAGTCTTCTCTTCGCCGGCCATCTGGGCGTACGCCTGCAGCGCCTCACCGTCAATCATCACCGTGGCATTGTTCAGGTTCGCGTTGATGGTTTCGGCAGCGTAGTCGGGACTGATACCGGACTGCTTGATGTTGTTAATGCGGCCTTCAATCGTCGTCATGGCCTCGTCGTGGATCTCCTTGCTGAGCACAAGGTCCACGTTTCGGTCTATGGCGAGATGGATACCGCGGGAACCTGCGCCCAGCACAGCGCCGATCATGCCGGCGTACAGTGCGTTCTGCAGGGTATCCGGGAATTTCTTTGCGGCCAGTTCGCGCAGTTCCTTCCAGGACTTGTCCGGGTTCAGCGCCCACAGTTCAGCCCACTCTTCCGGGAACTGCTGGATGGTTTCCGTGAGTCCTTCGGTGGCGGCGTCCTCCAGCACCATGCGTAACTTCCGTTTAAACACGCTGCCGGCAGGGATGCGTTTCATCAGTTTGGTCAGTGCCAGGTATTCAAACGGGGTTTGGAACGCTGCGTTCCAAAACGCAGCCGTCGCAGCGCGCTTGGTGTCCACGCCTTTTGCCTTCAGGTCCTCGTACTGTCCGCCGGCGATCTGTCCCATCATCAGCGCAGGTCCGCCCACAAACGGAAGCACAGCGTTCATGGCAACGGATCCTACCATCTGCCCGGCTAACTGACCGGCACCCTGGGCAACGTCCAAACCAAACTGCCCTATCTTGGAGGCGCTGCGCTTAACTTCAAACGGTTGCAGCACATCTGCCTTTGCCGCGTTATCCAGCGCGTTAATAAAGTCCTGGTCAGGGTTGCGCTCAAACCCCTGCGCTGCGGCCTGTTCGTTCAGCAGCGCGATGTTATAGTCACGCGCCGCACGGATACCGTTCAGCGTGTCACGGAACACTCCGGCGAACCCGTTATACACGGACTTGCTCATATTCCTGGCATACTCCCAGTTGGAGTCGATTGCCTGCTGTGCGTGCAGGTATCCCATTGTCTGCAGCGGGTCAAGGTTGCTTTGGTACTTGCGCGCCTCCATGATATAACTGCTGTATCCTCCCGGTTGCCCATAGTAGTCCGCCATGCGGGCGTTGAATATCGCGTCAGCGCTCCTGTACCACTCTTCATTGGTTACGTCAACGGAAGGACTTGTGGTTAAAGAATTATAAATTTTATTTTCCATAGCATCTCCTTAATAGGTGACGTCTTCCACCGGTTCGTAAGTATTGCCAAACCATCCACTGGTCGGAACTTCCTGTTTAAGTATGTCACGCCTGAACTGGTTTATCGGAATGGTTACAGAACTTCCGTCTCTGTAGTTAACAGTTACCATGCCGGGAATCTCATGTTCTATTGCCTTGCCCGGGTTGTTCTGGTCTTCCTCTGTCCACGTGGCAACGTCTACAGATATAATGCTCTTTCTTGTCATTTCCCGCGGTATGAACGAAACCTGCTGACCATCTGTGTTGATTATCACTTTTGTGCTGTTGAATTTTTCAGTCAACGCGTTCTGCAGGTCTTCCGAAGTCGGTTCCTTGTGGTACTTGTCACGGTATGCCCTGATCCAGTCAAGGCCGAACTGGTTCAGTTCAATTTCATACGTCTTGTCCTTTGCCATGTTCCCCGTTTTCTGAATTGCAGCGGCCACGTAGGATTTATAGTCCTTGAACGCAAACGGACCGGTACCGTCCAGTCTGTCCTTCCAAAGCCCGCGGGCTTTGCTGATCTGCTGATCGTTAAATCCTTTCTGCAGCATGTATGCAATCAAATTGTCTTCGGATTGGAATGCGTTGTCGTACAAAAGCATGCGGGTAACTTCGTCCACTTCTGCCAGAGATCTGCCTTCTTGCCTGATTTTGTCTTTCTTCTGTGTAAGATATCTGGTAAGCGTGTTGGTCAGTTTGACGTTTTCTCCGCCAATGGATATTGCTATGGCGCGCGGATCTGCGTTCGGGTCTGCGATAAGCATCTCTTCGGCCTGCCTGATTGCCTGGGATGTCTCCAGGTTTTCAATACGGATCTGTTTCTCCGTATAAGCAAGGTACGCGTCCTTCTGCTTTTGCACAGACGAAGGGTCGGGATTCCCGGCGTTCGGGTTGTACCCGCGCATTCCACTCGCGATACCAGCGGCATATCCTGCAATTTTTTCTTCTTCGGTGTCACCATAACCGGTGTAATAACGCTGCTTCTTCAGGAACCTTGCCCAGTCTTCCGGCGTCTTGATTGTTACACCAGTAAAGTCGTATTTATTTAGAAAACTATTAACATAGTCTTCCGCAAACTCCCGGACCGACTTATACATTTTGTAATAGTTGGTTCCACCGTCGCGCTGCCGGTTCTCTTCACCGTTGGGTTCTACCTGCGTCAACCCGCCAAAGTTAAAGTTTTCGCGCGCAAGAGGACTGTTAAACGCTTTCCCCTTGTATGTGGATTCGTGTACCCATTGTCCATATATAATGGCAGCCGGTATACCAGTTTTTGATTCCACGTACCGCGCTGCTGCCATGGCCTGTTCTTCCATGGAACCGGATTCCGGTATGTCTGCGCTTGCCTCTTTGTCGATTGCTTCAAATGCACCGCTGACGTTGGTACCGTAAGTCTGATATAACCTCTGTGTATTCGCGATCTGCTGGTTTTCCTTCATGTATTCCTGGACAGCTTTGGCATACGTGCTTAACTGACTGGGTGGGACCAAATAGCCAAACTTGTTCATAATGACATCCGCGCCAGCCATATCGTTTTTGCGTATAGCTACGTTCAGACTGCTTGTCACAAGATTGGCAGCGGACTGCCGGAAGTACGCGTCGCAATAGTCCTTGCCCATGTTAAAGTAGTTAGCGTCTATGGTGGCGCGCATCTTACCAAGCGCGTCGTCCATCATGGATACGTCATTGTAAAGGGTCTGCGCCTCGTTGCTGATCTGTATCAGCGCGTTGTCCGTGACAATCTTTTTGTTCTTCTGCCCCTCGTTGAATTCGTACTGGTTCAACCTTCCCCAGTGGCCGGCAGCGTCCCTGTCACACATGACGTTGAACGTGCTTAATCCCTTGCCGGAAAGTTTAAACTGTTTCAGTATGTCCTGCCGGATCTTACGTTCCCCGTCCTGATACGCAAGGGAAACGCCGTCAGCATTTGCAAGCTGCCGGTTCATGAGTCCGTTCTCGTCGTTGTAGAGCATGTCGCTGATACGCTTGGCATACTCCGTCTGGGCGGCAGTTACGTTTGTGGTTTCTTTCTCTTCCGCCATCTTCTGCAAGACGCCAATGCCAACGTTCACACCTTTGGCAAGTCCGCCCAATCCTTCCGCCTGCATCCTGCCAATATTTGCAATAGCCTGGGCCTGCGGCGCTTCCACACGCACGTTGCCGATGTTGCCCGGTTGCACCTCGGGAGTGTATCCTACTAATTTCATGTCTTAATACGCCTCCGTTAAATCATATACGGGTTGTTGCCCGTACCCCATCCGGTCGGTTTATACGCCTTCAACGTGTTGCCCCACGTCTGTACTGTCGTGTTGGGGAAGGCAAAGCGACCCGTGTTGTTCCTGATACCGTTGATCAGTCCCTGCTGACTGATGTCGCTTATGCCGGCAACCATACCTTGTTTGTACAGTCCAGGCGTAGACGACGCGGACCCTGCCATCGTGTCCTTACTTTCAGACCCGCCTCCACCGGAACCGGCAGCGTACATAGCGGCAATGCCAGATATACCCTGACCAAACATGGCCGCATTCCCCTGCTTAATTGCATTGTCCGCCTGTGCGTTGTACGCATAACCCCGGTTCATGGAGTTCGTCTCGTTAACCAGCCCGGTATAGTCGTTGTAACGCATGTTCTGCAGGAGTCGCGTGCTGTCGCCTCCCCATGCGTCCCAGATAGAGTTGTACATGTCAAGCGGACTTCCCACGTCGGCGGAAAGACCTGAAGCACCAGCCTGCGCGTTGTTGTGCGCTATCGCAAGTTCACGCTTGGCGCGAAGTCTGCTTGCCTCATAGGTTTGGTTTTCAGCTGCTATCTCGCGCTGTTTGTTCTGTATCTGCGCATTTTGGAATTCGGCCTCAGCCTGCGCCCGGTTCGCGGCCGCCTCGGCCCTGCTCTGCTGGTACGTCCCTGCCATCTGCAGGCCTGTGCTGAGTCCCATCAGCGCCAAAGTTACACTGCACATTATTTATTCACCTCACTTAGAACGAACGGGACAAAGGGTTCCCCCTTTTTCCCCATTGGCATTATGTTGAACAACGTAGCACCAAGGTGCGAAATGTATCTCAGGGCCGGCTCGTTGCCGATCCAGATATAGTTACACAAGGGTCCCACTTCACTGATAAACCTTTCGCAAAACTGTCGCCCATAAAATACCAGCGCACGGTTATGCTTGTACGCCCGGTTGGTGCCTAAAAACCACACCGGCGTGGCCATCATGCCGGCCACGGGAATGCGTCCCAGTCCCACACCGAAAATTGCCAGCAGGTGCTTCCCGGAGTCACGTACCACGTAGCAGTGCATGCTGTTGTCTATGCTTTGCCACACGGCGTCAAACGGTTCCACGGGTCCCATCAGCAGTTCCTTCAGGTCCGGTTTGCGGATGTCCTGCAAAAGTTCCGTGACCAGTTCCCGGTTCGCGCGCATCAACTTTTTTATCTTTACCATCTCAGCCCCCCGGAACCACGGCACGCACAATGCTGCTGATACTCAGCGGGTACGGGTCGTCCGATACCACCACCACGCGTCCGTAATCGTTGAACCCGCCGCCCACCACGTTGGGGACGGTAACCAGTTTCTCGCCGGAGTACAGCAGTACCTCTTCCTTCTGCAGTTCGTCGTATTTGATCACGTCGGTCTTATTTGTTGCCATGCCTACGCGCCCGCCAAGGCTGTTCTCCAGGCGCAGGATGACTTCGGATACCTTCTTCCGTCGCCCCTGCAGCGTACCGTCCTGCAATTGCATCTCAATGTTTGGCAGTTCCCACACAGACGTGTACTTCAAACCAATGCATACATTCTCTGCGGGCACTTCCCATGTGACGACGCCGTTCTCGTCTGCATGCATGCCGGGGATCCGTCTGCCATCTGCCAGCACTTCCACGTCCATCCCAGCCAGGTGCGCCACCGTTGCCGTGTTGATTGCGGGAGTTATCTCCTCGCCATGTACAGCGCAGTCCATCATCACGTAGTCGTGCGGCCATTCGTAATGCGGGTAGTTAGACAGTTTTTCAAGATAATACCCGTTCTGCCGGCCGACCACAAAGTATATGTCGTCATAGCTTGGTGTCGCTACGCTGGCCACGCCAAGGAATATGCCCTGCGTAACCATCCTGCACCAGGCATACACGCGCTGCTCATTGACGTAGGTTAAGCATGCGCAGGTCCCGTCGTCCAGAACAAAGAAGCACATGTAGTCAGGTTCCTGCCGGTACGCGGAGTCCCTTATATATCTGTCCTGCGTTATATGCTTCGCCAGTATCGTCAGGTCCTGCCCGTCGTAGGAGTCCGTCCCGAAATTGTATTGCAGGTCCCTTACCGTCTTCCCGTGCCGCTGCACGTATATCATCTGCCCGCCGATCATCTCGGGAACCACGTCCGTACATCCCCGGCTGGTCTGTACGCGTGGGGATACGTTGGTCGGCGTCACCACTTCCGCGCCGCTGATGATCCACTCGTTGCCCTCGGTCATGATCAGCAGGTCTGCGTGTGCCATCAGGTGCAGGATCCGAAAGTCCTTGCGGGTTATAAAACTGATAGCTACAGCGGAGTCGTCCGTTATGTTGCCCTCCACTTTTTCCACGCCAAAATTGAAATAATCACCGGTCTTGCTCATCCACACCATATACGGTTGCCTGTCGTTTGCGGCAAAGCATAACCGGTCCTGAAAGAACGTAACGCAGGATGGGTACCCGTATGCAGCGGACCACGCCCCGAAGGCCCAGTCTTCTGCAGCAGATGTGTTGGCAAAGCGCGTCTCCACCTTGGCCGTCACATGGGTAGTGTCCGTGTATGCAGTTATCTTTGCCGTGCCGTGGTTCACGAATGGCAGCCTGGTCAGGTCTGCCGTGCAGGTACCGGAGTCCAGTGCTACCGTTACACGGATATACGTGTTCTCGTCAAAGGTCCCGGACTCTGTCACGTTAAAGTCATTGCTGCTGGTATACTCGCGCAGGGTCTTCCAGGTGCTGTTGTCGTGGCTGTACTCCACGGTAACGGTACCTTTCCAGGTGCCGTGCGTGATGATCTTCCACCCTTCCGGTCCCGCCTCGATGGAGGACGACGTCCCGGAAGTGTTCTGCGTAACTGTCTGGGAGTCAACGTCCTGGTTAAGCTGCACCCAGTTCCCTACCTGCCCGCTGCTGAACACAGCAGTGCTGGCCGTCAGCGTCACTGTGCCGGTCGTGCCGGACGGTGTGATCGTGGTACCGTCGGTCATGGTTGTGTCGTCTATGTACGCCGGTTTCGCCTCAAACGCAGAAAGGTTGCTGAACGTGTCCACTGCCGTGCGTTTCAGCACCTGCACCGGGTTCGTCCCGGAAGCAATGAACATGACGTCACCCGTCTGGGCGAACCGCAGCTTAGGCAGATCGTATGCCAGGTACGGTGTTGTCTTGGTGTCAATCAGTGTCCCGTCCTTGTATATCCTCATCTTCAGGTTTGTGAATACAAGCAGGTAACTGGTGTCGGCGTCTACAGAAAACTCCTGCATGCGTACGCTGTACCCGTCGTCTATCTTCGCTACAAACTCCGTGCCGGGCCGACGGTACGCGCTTCCGTACGGGCGGATGAAAACATTCTCCGCCTGGAGCAGCGCGCTGGCGTATTTGTCAATGTCAACACGGGAAGCAACGTCCGGTGAGATCTCGCCGGCGGCGAAGGATGGCTGCAGCATGTAAATGCGTCCGTCTGGCATATGCGTCACCACCTTGCCTTAAAGTATTTGCTCGGGTACTCAGGCACCCGGTTCCGCTCGCCGGACATGGTAAACTTTGCCTCCTGCAGGATCCCGTTTCCCTGCACCTGCATCTGCTGGGCCAGACTCTCACTTCCGGTCAGGGCCATGCATACCGCGGCCGCCAGGTAATAACTCAGGGCCTGTGCAAAATCTGCAGTAAACAGGTCCGCGTCTTTAACGTCGTACGTATATTCCAAGTATGCGTCCGCATGGTTGCATACCAGTGCTTTCGTGTTGTCATTCAATAATACCTGGTCCATGTTGCCCGGAAAATTCTTCTCCAGGTACAGCCAGGTGTTGTCCTCTCCGTACAGTTTGCGCGCCATCACGCAATCGTTTGGGTACGCATACGTGTGACGCCATCCGGGGGTCTTAACGTCAATCTCTGCCAGTTTGATATACTTCTTGGCAAAGGACCATGTATATGCCCGCAGCAGTACCTTGCGCTGCAGGTCGCAGTGCATCTTCAGGCTGCGCGCCTCTTCGGTGTCCTCGTCTAAGTTGGCAATATGCCCGCGGCCGATGTGGGACAGTGCCAGGTTGCAGATGTCGGTAATATTCATGTTCTTACCTCGATTCTAAAAAAGGGACGGACTTATGCCCGCCCCTTATTTGTGTTTAACTTCATGCTTTAATATCCGCGTCAGCTACCAGGCCTGCGGTTACAACAGCGTCGCCGGTCATGGAAGCGCTGCCCTGCAGCTTCAGGCGGAAGTATTTCAGCGCGTTGATCGGAACGCGTGCAGCGATGACTTCGCCCTGGGAACCGGTCGCAACAGTCTGCGCAAACAGGTCAACCACGCCGGAGCCGAAGCCTTCCATGTCACAGGTCTGCAACGTAACGGTCAGGTTGCCGCCTGCAGAAGCCGCGCCGGTGATCAGCACTACCAGCCAGCATGCTTCGTAAGCGTTCCCGCCGCCGGTGTTGGCCACTACGTTATCGGAATATGCGGCAGTCGTACCATAGGTGGTGATTGCCTTTTTTTCTAAGAAAAGATTACCAGCGTCAAAAATCATGGTGTTTATCCTCCTTCCTTATCAGGTAAACTGGGACTCAGTGTTGATCATGCAATCCAACCTAACCACTTTCATCCCATCAAAACGCAGGATCGGCACGCCGTTCTCCAGAGTGTCGCGGGTCACGTAGGAATTGTTCTTGTCCATTAAGAATACCTTCAGCGCGGTATACATTTCGGTGGAAACGTACAGCACACAGCGTTCCGGGTGCCGCATTCTATCGTGGGCTTTTAAGAAGGCGCCCATGATACCCAGTTTTTGGGCAGCAGTGCCGGTGGTCAGCAGGCTCGGCAGGATGTTACGAACAGCGCCGGCGCCGCGGTAGTCCCTGCAAGTCAAACCGCACTTCCACTGGAACAGGCTAACCATGGCTTCAAACGGTTTGTTGTTCGCGTCGTATACGGTCTTCTCGCCCAGGTCACGGTGTACCAAACCAGCGGTTGCTTCGCGCGGATAGATACCGGTGGTAGCACGGTCACCCCACTCAACTAAAAACGCAGAGGTCATGCTGGAGGCAGTGGTGCCGCCTGCGTCGATGGTGGTATAACCCTGCGCGGTAACGGTGTTCACGCCCATCAGTCTATGCCTGATGTCCAGGCCATTAAACGTGTTCGGGTCCATTTCAGTGTTGCCATACATTACCATTTCCGCTACGCGCTGGCCAAACGCTTCGATAAACCCTTTGTCTTCGCTGCGGCGGAATGCTTCCTTGTCCGGCGCCAGGGCCAGCAGTTCGGTATCAACTTCGCTGCGGGATTCCAGGATCACGCTGGTGTCGGTGATCTGTTTCGTGCTGCTCTTGTCCGGGGTGATACCTTTGTTGATATAACGGATACCCGGGGTCGGCAGCGCGCTGCGCATGGTGGTCTTGTTGCCTGTGGTCAGGTTGCCCTGCATCCAGGTCATGTCGTCTAAGATGGGGTTGCTGAGGGCCAGCACTTCGATGATTTCGTCAATGTAGCCTTCAGGGTTCATGCGTTTCCTGTAATCATTCAGGGTCAACGCATTGGTTCCTACAGTTGCCATGTTGCATCTCTCCTTTACTTAAAAATTAAATTTACATTTTTGAATTCGGGTACCAGGTCGGTGCCGGCGTCGGTTCCGGTCCCGCGCCCGATACGTTTACAAGTTTGCCGGGGTCCGCCATGGTAAGGTGGCCCAGCATCTCACAAAGTCTGATAATTTCGATTCGGTTGCCCGCGCCGGTTTCGTTCAGCGCCTGGCGTAATCCCGGTATCGTCTTCTCGGCCGCTTCGATACCCGCGCCCGCCACCTGCAGCGTCTTGTCCAGGTTCGCGCCAAGTTCCGCCTTGGCCGCGTTACCCCAGTCAGCAACCTGCTGTGTGTACTGGGACCGTACAGCTTCAGCAATCTGCTGCCCATATCGGATCCCGAACGCTGCAACCTGGTTGGCCTGGTCATTCGTCATGTTCATACTGCGCGCAAGATCACTGAAGTCCTTAGTAATCTGCTCGTCCATGTCCACGCCTTCCAGTATCGTCGCTTTGAAGTCGTACTGTTCCGGCGCGTCCGCCGGTTTTATCTCCTGCTCTTTTGCTTCCGGTTCCTTCTGGTCGGTGGTACCATTTCCGCCCAGCATAGTCTCGGCTGCGTCTGCAGGGATGTTAGCCGGTTCTGTCTCCGGCTGCGGCGCATTCGTGTTATCGTTGGCCGCGTTGTTGGTGATGTCCTCAGCCATCCCGTTCCTCCTTTTCTTTAGCCATCTCCAGGGCGCGGGTTTCAAACTCGATCAGGTCTTCCTGCGCCTTGTGCAGCGCCCGGATCCCGTCCACGCCCAGGAGTGTCTTGATGTTTTGGTATATGTCCACAGCAACACTCCTGCGTCCCTCGTTATAAAACGTAGAAGAATTGCCGGTGAAACCACTGGTATGCAGTCCCTCAGTCTTCAGGAGTCTCGCTATAAACCAGCGTCCCTCCTCAGCCTCCAGCAGGGTCTGCAGCGCCGCTTTGTCCTTGTCGTTAAGAATTTTACGGACAAACTTCTGACTGTCGACGCCGTCGTAGTTGCTTTGATACCTCGGTTTAATTCCCATATCACACTGCTCCTGACATGCCTAACCAGTCCTGCAGCGCCGGGTTCCCGTCGTTCGCAGCCTCCGTCGCATTTTTCGCAGCCTCGGTGATTCCCGGCAGGGCCTGTGCCATCTGCATGGCCTGCTGCTCCTGCTGCGCTTGTGCGATGGCCTGTTGTTCCTGCTGGATCATTGCCTGCACTTCCTCTTCCGGTCGCCTCATCTTGGCCGGTGCGCCAAGCATATCCATGTAACGCGCCACCGTCCCCAGCGGGTCGATAGCTTTGATCGCATCCGGCCACATCTGGGCCATTTGCGCAACAAAAGCAATTGCCTGCTCGATGTTGACAAGGCCGGACATTTTTTGCGCCTGGGCCAGGGGACTGATGTAGACGATCTTGACGTCTTCCTGCGCCACCATCTGCGCTACCTGCGGGTCCATCGGTGGGAAGATACCGGCGCGTTCCAGTATGTTGTAGGTTCTCTCCAGGATGGGGGTCAGGTATTCCTCTTGCAGACGTTCCACCACCGGGCCAAGCTGCTGGAGCTTTTCCTGCTGCCTTTCCACGATCTCCCGCGCAGTCATCTGGCCGGTATTGATACTGTCCAGCATCAGGAACAGGTCAGCGCTGTATGCTCGCTTAATGCTGTCTTCCGTGCGGATGATTTCCTCCGCCAGGTGCGGCATATCAAGCTGCACATTGAACAGCGGATTCACGGCGCTGTTGGGTTGCGGCAGTTTGGTGACGCCTCCGGGGATTAGGTTTATCCCTTCCGCCAGCACGTCCGCGGTAGCTGTCAGCGGAGGTTTCACTGCCAGTTCCACGGCCGTCAGGTAGTCGCGTTTCATCACCTGCAGGGACTTGCTGTCCCCCAGCGCGTACCATCCCGGTCCGTACCCGTACGGGTTGTTTCCGTTCACCTGATACCTGCCGGTGGGAACCGGGAATTCCTGGAACCCGCCCACATAAAGCCAGTCATTCGGTCCGCTTCCGTCGATCCAGTACATGCTGATGAATGGCATGTTCAGGCGTCCCATGCGCCCGGTCACTGCTTTCTCGTTGGGTTGCACAAGCCACCACACATACCGCGTCACGTTGTCCGGTACGTTGCCCGCCTGGATACTCAGCCGGTCGGACAAGGGGATGTTCTCAATGCCGAACGTATCGATGAT